CATCAAAAGCACGCTTTATTGGATTTAAAGCAGCATTAAATCTACCAGCTAAACCGCCAGCTTCGTAGGCTTGCATAACTTGATCGCTGGTAAGCGCTTTATTAGATACAGAAAGAAGAAAGTTTTTAACCGCAGGAGCATTACGAGCCAAAGGAATTGTAGCTACAACAATTGGCTTACCATCTGCGCCAAGCAAAGTCTTTGGCTGACCTTGCGCGTTAAGCACTGGGTTGCCAGAAGCATCTAATTCTTTTGCCGTGTCTAAGTATTTTCCAGACTTAAGAGCATTTGCAACCTTGCCAGCATTTGCCAATGGATCTGCTTCAAGGTCAAATGCAGCATCTGTTGAACCTGAAATAAATTGACCAATACCATGATCTGTATCTTTTAAAGTGCGCAAACCTGGCACATTTGAAAGGCCATTTGCAATATCACGGCCAATGGAAACTTTGTAGTTTGGATCAATAGACTTTTTGTAAGCATCTTGATATTCTGGAAGAAGTTGTCCACCAGCATCACGTTCAAGGGATGCAGCAGCATCTGCACCAAGTGCAACGGCAGCGCCGCCTGCAACTCCTAGCGTTGCTAGTAATCCTTGACCAAATCCATGATCTACATAAACAGCATGAAGAAATTTGTAATCAGACTGTACTTCTTGCAAGCCTTTGTTTGCCCATTGAGCTACAGTGCCCAAACCTGGTACAGCGTTGATGACCTTACCAACATCACCAAGAACTGTTTTCCACCATGAGCCAGAGCTGTACATTTGTTGATTTTGCTTAACAGCCTGTGTTGCAGCAGTTACGTGGTTAATAGAATTAAGGCCACCAGCAACATCTGGATTTGCTCCAGTTGCGATAACTACGCTTGCCTGATCTGGGGCATGCTGAACTAAACCTGGATTATCTTTAGAGATTTGACTAGCGGCTGCGACAGTAGGTGCGCCACTTGTAATAGGTTGTTGTGGTTGTAATGGATTAGTTGCCAATTACTTCCCCAATGCTGAAGCTAACGCCTGCAATTCTGGGCCAGCATCTGGGTGTGATGCAAGAGCCTGTACGGTTTGTTTAGCTGATTGTGCTGGTTGAATTGTTTGTCCTGGCTGAATGCCAAGAGCTTCTGGACCAACGCCAGGGCCTGACGCTGCGCCAGCAGTTACTGGTTCATTAGGGCGCTGCGTAGGAGCAGTAAGAGGTGTTACTGGTTGACTTTGTTGCTGTGCAGCCTGCGCCATTTGTGCTGGCGATGTTGGCTGTGGAGATGGCGTAGCAGCCATCGGTGCACCGCTTTGAATCTGCATCATATCTGTGCCATCGCCATAGTTAGGCATGCCACTGACATAGCGCATTGCTTGTTTTGATGCAGGTCCGCCATCGGTGCGTTGGCTTAAAGCCCCTGGGCCTGATGCAACGGCTGGACGTGCTGGAGCTTGATAGCCACCTTTACCTGCCATGATCACTCACCCTCTACAATAGTCTCAATGGTACGGACAACATCTTCGTGGAACAACTGTTTATCTTCCACGACACTTGCTTGATGTAGAGACATATCGCTCAATACATCTAAAAACTTTACAAAACTAACTAAAATATCTTTTGCAAGTTCAATGAAAAGAGCGGCAACATCCCAAGAAGACAGGATTTGTCTGCGGCTACCGCTCTCTTCATCATGCATAATTTACTTAAGTGGCTTTCCAGCAGTTGTGCCAACACCCTTTGTGCCTGAAGGCTGAACGGTGTACTTAACATCTGACTTGCCTGTTGACTTTACTGATGGTGCAGACTGGATGCTTGTCTTCTGTGTTACTGCATCTGAACTGCCCATTCCACCCTGCATTGCAACGCGTACTGGTGGTGATTGTAGATTTGATCGGAACTGTGTCATTTTTTTCTCCTATAGGGAATTGGTTTTCTCACTCGTAACGTTAGGCGGGTGAGCGTCTGCTAACCGATGCAGCAAGCTGCGGGTTACCAGAAGAATTAAGTCCTGCTAGTAGTTGCTGTAAAGCAGAGCCACCTTGGCCTTGTTGTGGGGCAGGCATTCCCATTGGTGGTTGCCCTGGCTGCGCTCCAGGTGCTTGAGGTTGCTGTCCTGGCATAGCAGCTTGTTGTGGCTGTGGCTCAGGAGCAAATGCTTCTGCTACAACTTCTTCGATTGGATCGCCATTTTGACGACCAACAATTACCTTGGCAATAGCATTGATAACCTTAGATGGATCGCCACCTTGCATAGCAATTTGTGGTAATGCGTTAGCGTATGAGGCAACTGCTTGCATCAAACTGTCACGCAGTTCTTCTACTTCAACACGCTCTTCTTCTTGGCTGACATTCATTTCCCAAGGCATTTGACGACGCAAAAAGTCGCGGCTGATGAGCTTGTCGCCACGAGCCTGTAGGCCGAAAACCAAAGCACGGTTTGGATCAAGTCCAGCCATCATGCCGTAGGTTACGTCGCAGGTGTAATCACCAGCAATGTCTTTCTTTGGTGTGTATGTAACAACATACGGAGCACCAGCGTTAATGCCACGAACTTCCTTGGTTACATCACCAAATAGCTTTTCGTCCATCATGAAACATAGACGGATTACCTCGCGGAATGTTTCAGCAAATACGCCTTGTGCTGTCTTGACCTGTGTGTCAAAGCCACCCATGAGTGCTTCAACGCCACGACCCGTAACGATAGAACCAGACTGCTGACCAAGACGGCCTTCTGGATAACGTGATCCAGTGCGCATTTCCTGATCAAGAATTTCGTTTTCTTGAAAGATGTTTGGTGGAAGGTTAAGATCCACACGACGAATCTGTTGTGGGTTGGCAGAGCGGATAGTCGCGTCTGGGCCAATCTCAAGTACGTTAACATCTGAAGGCAAAGCAAACGGTGCTTGAACTGCTTTTTGCGCTGCTTCAAGTGTAAGCGAAGCAAAGCGTGAGCGAGCAACCTGTACCCACATAATGTCATCGAACTGACCGCGTTGATGCTCATCTGAGTCAACGCCTGGGCGTAACGCAATGGCTACAGGAATTTCGCCTAGTTCATTTTCAACGCGTGAGAGAACAAAGTTGTTACGCTCTGGCAAAAAGAGAACCATCTGGTCTTTATCTTGATAGCGATACATTTCAAGGATACGCTCTGAGTTACGGTTCTCATACTGACCACGAATAACATTCTCGTGCTCAGGAAAGTCGTTGATCAATTCACGGATGGTTTTGACATAACGCTTTGAGTATGAGACAAGGCGTGAGAATCTGTCAAACTCTGGGTAGGCACCGATAGGTGAATCGATGCGGATCATTGGGCGATTGTTCTCGTAATCTGGCTCAATGAGGAATGGCAACCAGCCAAAGGTGAGGTAGCGATCTGCACCTGTGTACATCATGGTCTGAAGGTTGGCAGTGTCGCGGTAACCAGCGGCGATCATGGTGCGCTTGTCTGAACGCTCACGGGCACGATCTGAGGTGGTCTTGGTTGTCATGCAGTTAAAAGCAGGAAGCGGAGCGATAACTTCAGCAACGTCGCGTGCAGCAACGTCAATGAAGTTGGCGATCATTGGCTTTGGGTAATCCTCTGAGAACATGCCAGGGAATACCTGATCGATCTTGCCTTGGCGGATAGCCAATAGATCGTCATAACGTGAGTCACGTGCGAAGTAGTGCGCACGTAATTTACGGAGTTTATCCGAAATTACATCAATCTCTAGCACTATAAGTAACCCCCGTTAGCTGCCATTTTTTCTTTTTCGCGTTGATAGTCTTCGATGTTAATAACCCGACGACGCGCGACTTGGTCACGGGTCTGGAACGGATTTTTAATAAAGGAGCCACCATATGCTCCAGCTTGGTTGATATAGTCACGCATCTGAGTCTCTGCAAACCAGAGAGCCATGCAACCATCTTGTTTATTTTTAGTGCCAGCGGACCAAGTTATGAGCTGCTCTATGAGCGACTTTACGCCTTCATTGTCTGACCGTGGCAAATCTATAAGGTTGCTCCCCTTGACGTGATTGCCAAGTTTGTCAACCATTCCAAAGAGCGGAGCCATTGAGGCTACGCCAAACTCTGCATCCATCTTGTTGGCACCTGTGTAGTGCTGGACAAGGCGAATACCGCGAGATGCAAGGAAACGGTTAATCTCTTCATCTTGGGTGAGGAACAACTGAAAAGCGTTCTTCTCAATAACCCAGACTGATGGCTTGTACTTCTCAGTCCACTCAAAGATCAAGTCACGAATACGCTGTGGTGTTGGAGCAGGCATACGGCTAGCTTCCAAGATATAGCGCTTTTGGGTTGTCTTGTCACCAGCATAGGCAATTGAGAATGTATCGCCTGACATGGCTGGGTCCATCGAGCAGATGGTGTACGAACCGCCGTTAAGAGTTTGTGGATGACCAGGTGCCCCAGCGATCAAAGGACCGATAGCACGCATACCTGATACAGAACCGCGAACAGCTTCTGGACTAAAGACAGCCTCGCTGTCCACATCCTGCTGCTGATAAACCATCGCCCAAGTCTTTGGGTCAAGCACACCGCGACGCTTACGAAGGTTAGGGCCGTCCCAGCGTGGATACAAACCATCCTCGCCTATATTCGCATCATCTCCAAGCCAAGGCTTGTCAGAGCGTGGCCAGAGGGTTTTCCAATCCTTTGGATCATCGGCAAACTCAAGAACAGCTGGCATAGCCAAGTATGTCCAAGGCGATGAGCCATCAGGATAACGAT